TATAAAGCAAACAGAGGTTACTAATGTTAATCGCATTGATTGTTATCACAACATATTTAATTGGTATGTTATTTTATGTAGCGTGGATGGATGACAAAATACATAATCCACCATATATCCCAGAAACAGAAGCAGAAAAACTTGTTCGTAGCATAAAACTACGAATTGCAGATGTCGAGTGGAAGTTCAAAAAATCTATTGGTGAATTAGAATGATGGTCCATGCCTTTATGTTAGTAGTCGTATTAGGCGTTGGCGATGATAGACAGGTACAGCCCAATCCAATGTATTTTTATTCTATAGATCGATGTCAATACTTTGCTAAAGCAATTCCAAAACAATATGGAAACTATAAGCATACATATTTGGTAGATCCAAAAGACAGAATTACGGCTTATTGCAAGCCAGTTTATATGAAAGATAACGAAGGAATTTATAAATGATTGAATCAATATTGGAGAAATAGATGTACGAATATAGATGTGAAATAGTTAAAGTGGTTGATGGCGATACCGTTGATGTCGATATCGATCTTGGTTTTGGCATATGGATGAGAAACGAAAGAGTCAGACTCTATGGTATCGATACTCCTGAATCAAGAACACGCGACCTTGAAGAAAAGAAATACGGCCTAGCGGCAAAAGATTTTCTGAAAAAATGGTTGGATGCAGGTAATATTACTCTCAAAACTCATAAAGACGCTGAAGGAAAGTTTGGCAGAATTCTTGGTGAATTATGGTACAATGAGGTAAATATCAATCAATTGTTGATTGAAGAGCATCATGCTGTAGGTTACCACGGCCAGTCTAAAAATGAAATTGCCGAACAGCATATTGCTAATCGGCAATTTATTAAGTTAGATTAAGTCGTAGGCAGAAGCTGTCGTTTCTTGAACTCTTCGAGTCCAGCCTTTACCAAATGTCTCAAAAGTACTTAAGCTTTCATAGTACTCTTGTCTGTCATTTTGATACTTATCTATAGTGGCTTCAATTCCTTCAACTTGGATATAAGCCTCTATAGATCCTAGTGTCATAGGACCTATGCCACCGTCTACGGTCGCCCCAATAATAGATTGGATAAACTTCGCAGCACGACCGACACCGGCATTGACACCAAAATCAAAAATGCAGAGATCGAGACCGCTAGGTAAACTATCGCCGCGCATTCTGTCCCAGTAATTTTTTCGATAAATTGGTGCAACGTCTTCAAATGTTAGTTCCTTCATGTCTTTGGTGTGCAGATCATTCTCCATACACCATTTCTCATAAACACGTTTAGTCACTCCCATATTGGTTTCTCCTCCAGGATCAGAGGGGTGATTAACGTATCCTCCTTCATGATGAAGAATTAGTTCCAAACACTTATCATAATTTTCAGCAGCCATTATGTATTAGTTCCTTCTTTTTTTGGTGGGTGAAAAGTAGTTTTATTTCCACTAGCTATGATACAAGCTTGCGACGGGCTTGTTACTTCAATAATAGTAAAAGTCCCTGTTTCTGAGTTAACTCCCATGATGATATGCACTTCATTATAGCGGCCATCGCCTCCTATACTCATGCCTTTGCCAGATACAAATGGATCTTCTCCATATTGTTTAGCAATTTTTATAATTTCATCTGGTGTTCCACATTGAATTGGTTTACTAGCCCAATAGACTTGTGGCGTTTCTGATTTATCAGTCTCTTGCGCAAACGAGAGCAGTGGAAAAAGAAATAGTATTGGTAATAGAAATCTCACGCATTAGTCCTCCATACGTTTTTAGCTGGAACCCGAATATAACGCATATTAGTAGCGTTTTTGTCTGGGTTTTCGATTGTTAGGACTACGTTCTTTCCTTTAGCGAAAGCTTTCTGCTGATCAATGATTCTACGAAAAGGATTGAGTTCGTCTCTCATTCGCCGAGTGGCAGAGGCCAGTTTTGGATCTACACTTTTACGTTCACTTTTAGATACCTGGTGTTCTCTTTTTGATTTTCTTTTACCCATTTGTATAAATCTCCTGAATATGGTCTTCAAACGCCTCGACTTTTCCAAGTCTATTAGGCCAATAGATATAATCTTTCTCAGGATTCTTTTTAAGGTTCGTTAAAAGAGGTTGTATTGCATTGTATAGTTTATCAAGCCGATCTTGAGACGCACTTGCCAATTGTTCAGCATCGCTTGCTGAACTTTGAGAAACTCTAACAGCTTCTAGCTCGTCTTCAGTGACAGCTGTAAATCCAAAGTCAAATATATCGCTCATACAGTTATTTATACAAACTCATCTTCTGATTTAATGTTCTTAGCAATGCCATTGCCGTTTTTTGCCAAAAATGAAATCCCCAGCTATCTTCTTCGCAGCGGTCACGAGCAGCAAAACAATTATCAATTCGCTGCTCGTATAATTGTATTTCACGGGTAGACAACATCTGGGTGCCTGTCATAGATATAGACATCAAACTCTCCTGCATTCTTAATTCCACCAACAACGTTTCCACCACGCTCATATGAGACGCGACCTTTGCTTCCTGGCACTTTCATTTTAACAATAGCATTACGACCACGAGCAACAACGCGCTTTTTACGTTTTAGATAGTCTGGATATGTTCCCCAGAAAGCATCAGTCTTATTCATCATAGAAACTGACTCACGCAATGCGCGAAGTTTATCCATATCACCTTTATCTGATGTGACAAAGGTTCCAAGATAAGAATGAGTCCGATTAGGCTTGATATACATTTTCAATCTCCTTAAAGAGGTATTCTACAACATCATCTTGATCAGCTTGGAAGCGAATACCAATACCACCAGCTTGTTCCCAACGCTTGATATTATCAATTTTGTCGTCGATAAGAATGTTGGGCTTACCAGTCAAACGGTTAACAGCATACTTATGCTTATTTGAAGTGAAGATACAACGTTCAACTTCTGGCATAAAGTCATGATCCTGAAGCCATACTCTTTTCCAGTAAGCTGAGTTATTATGATCTCCACGAAGTGGTGAAGAGCAAATGCCCCAGTCACCATCAGTAATATCACGTACATGATTAACAATCATTTTAGAAAGATCAATATCATCATCTTTAAACGTAGGTAACTGGTTAAACCAGTCTGTACCAACAAGATCAGCTAAAGCTTTTTCTTTTTGCTTAATTGACTTCCAATGCGATACATTGTTCTTTTTAGCAAATGCACTAAAGAAGTCGGCAATTACACCATCCATATCTAGAAAAATAGTCATTATATAGCCTCCACTTCATCGAACCCAGTAGGTGCGATAATTACTTGTTTACCATTATTATCAATAAGAATATCACCAACTGAAAGTGAGTGCATGCTTGAATGACGTCTGATAAATGGTTCTGGACCAATGTTACCAATTTGGTAAGCTTCATTGAAATCATCAGCAGCAATATCAGCTACGTGAGTATAATAACCTTTCATTTCAACTGGATCGAAACCTTTAGAGATTCCCATACCATAAGTGAAAGATACGTTAGGGAAGATCGCTTCTTGATCTTGGATTTGATAAACTTTAATCATATTTTTATTCCTTCCTTTTTCCATCTTGTATATATTATAACACGTTTTTATGGAATTGTAAAGGAAAAAGTGCAAAAAAGTTTAGTTGTAAAAGCAACAACTTATAATTTTTTTTCAAATTTTTTATACGGCAAATGATTCGCCACAACCACAGGACGCAGTTGCATTAGGGTTAACTACCTTCAGATAGGAACCACCTAGCTCTGTAACATAGTCTATGGTGCAACCAACTACAAACATTTCTGCAATTGGGTCAATAGCAAGATTAGCAATAGTAGGTTTCTTATCAGTGACATCCCACTCATATTGAAACCCACTACAGCCACCGCCTTTAACGGACAGCCAAACGTTTGGCTGTCCGACTTTTTCTAAGTATTCTTTTGCTGAATCTGTAACTGTAACCATATAGTTATTTATTATTGTAAGGGAATCAACCCTTGATCAGCTAATGGACCATCGGCACCAGAACCAGTTGATTCAATAACGGGTGATTTAAAGCCTGAATTTTGTCCAAACTTTTCAGCTACAGTTGTCGCAAATGGAAAAACTGTAGATGAACCT